ATTTCCTACACAGACTATGCCTGTATTTATCCCTATACCAATTTCAACTTCTAACTCTGCTTCTTGCATGTCGTGTTGTATTTGAAGAGCTGTTTCAATAGCAAGTTGTTCTTGATTGTCTACATCTAGTGGAGCATTCCATACAGCCATCATCGCATCACCTATATATTTATCTACCATCCCTCCATTTCTTTGGACGGCATCAGCTTGAACAGTCAAAGCTTTATTCATAATCTTTATAACTTCTTCAGGCTCTAACTTTTCTGATAGACTTGTAAAGCCTCTAACATCTGTAAACATAATCGTACATCTTTTTCTTTCACCACCTAACTTTAAAAGCTCTGGATTTTTTTGTAGTCTAGCTACTTGTCTTGGGTCAAGGTAATGCTCAAATTGTTTCTTTATCTGTTGTCTTAATCTATATTGTTGTCTAAACCTTAAATAAAATTGTTGTAATGATAAAAGTGTCATACTTATCATACTCCAGGTAACATCTATAAGATAACCAATAGAAATAAAATAATAACCTAGAGATGCTACACCTGCGAATAAACTAGTAGACAATAGTAGGGATAGGGTCATACCAAAATAATTTATTACAAGAGCAATAAGAAAGCCTGAGAGACATAATAGAACAAGTTCTACAAACAATCTATAATCTGGTATCTGTGGTGTGTCTAATAAAATAGATTCAGCAAGAGCTGCTTGAATTTTATGAGGCTCTAATAAACCAACAGGAGTTGCTAATTGATTTGATATACCTTTAGCTGTAAATCCTACAAAAACAAACTTACCTTCTACGTCTAAATTATCTAGTGTAGTTTGTGGTGTGTCTACCCAGCTAATCCATTTACGTCCATAACTATCAGTTGGTATAGGTTCTAACCCTCTTACTCTTATCATCTCTATACCATTTTCATTGGTAATTATTTGATAAGTATTACCTCCACCTAATATCTTTAATACTTCAGTTCCAAAAGAAGCTACCCACCCATCTGGTGTTTGTTGTATTAGTGGTATTTGACGAACAAGATTATCTACATCAACAGGTGCAGAAACAACTCCCTGACTAGAGTTGTCTTTAAGAATGTCTATGTTTTGTAAAAAGCCTTGAGCTTTAGGTAGCTCTATGTCTGGCCCTTTGATTACAGTTCCATGTGTCTTCGGATAGATACCGTTAGGAACTTCAGGCATAGCTATAACACTTGGAGAATAAGATAAAGCTTGTGCAAACTGTGTGTCTCCATCAAGTCTATCTGGATGGGGAAATAACATTACCCACCCAACTCCTATAGCTCCTTCTTGTAGTAACTTAATATGTATATCTGCTAAAGTTTTTCTAGGTAAGGGATAACCCCCTTGACTATCTATATACTCTTCAGTTATATTAAGTATTGTAAAATACCCTGTAGGGTTCGGTACATCTACAAGCCTGTCAAACGTTTTAAGTCTAAGTGTTTCTAATAAAGGTACATTAAATAATAAAGGTACAGCCAATAATATTATTAAAGGCCATGACCACTTCATTTATTTATTTTATATCTTTTATCTGGTGTTCCATCTTTCTTTACAGGCCCAACAAATTTTTTAGTGACCTTTTGGATGCGACATGATTTCATTAACTTATGAAATTTTTTCCACCATTGTTTTATTATTTTCATTTTAACTCCCTTGAGTAATTTTAATTACAGAACTACCTCCACCATTAACTACAATCTGTGTACTCTTACCATTTTGTATTAAGATGACTGTATAAGCTCCTGCTTTATCTAAATCTAATTTAACAGTATGCTCTAAACTTCTGTAAAAAGTTATGTACTGGTCAGTTATGAAAGTATTGATTTGTGTTTCAGCATCATAACCAACTTGAGTACCTGACAAGTTTATTGATGTTCTTAATAAACTTTCCGTTTCATCTAGTTCATCTATTTCTTCTATTATATTTAATAAGTCTTCTAAGAAATTTACATCTAAATAATTTATATCTAACTCAGTAAACTCTAATGCATTGTCTTGTAAATAATCTACATCTAAGTCTTCAAATTCTAAATAGTCTACATCTAAAATATTATTTGTTTGAGTATTAGTAGAATCTTCTGTGAGTATTATTTCTTCTTTTGGAGGAGAAACAATAAGCATATTATCTATTAATTCTGTAGTAATGTCTAATATTACAGGCTTAGCAGGCTTACTTTCAAATGTAGATACTGAAGTAGCTTGATAGGGCTGATTTAAAACAACCTCACCCATAGCTGTAGACACTACAATTTCTCCACTTGGTAATCCTTCATCAGTAGGTAATAAAATTATAAGAGACCTACCAAGTTCATCTATTGTAATTGTAAAATCCGTACCACGAATACCTACTGTAGCACTTGGAGTTTCTATAAAAATATTTTCTTTATTTATTGTTGCAAGTTTACCTGTTATAAAACGTGCAGTTCCACTAGCAAATTGCAAAGACATTTTAGATTTAGATGGGTCAGGGTCATAGATAAATTCATCTATAATAAGTTCAGAATGCTCTGTAAGTCTTACCTGACTTTCATCCAAAAAAGTAATTCCAATACGGCCATTAGAAGTTTGTACATTATCAAAACTTTCTATACCAAAAGATAAGGCAGCATCATAAGGTATGTCCCTTACGACCCTGCCGTTACCGTTTAATTCTGTTATGTTACCTACGTTAGCATCCGACTGCTGTGCCGTTATCGTCTTGGATAACACAGACAGTACCATTATCGCCAGTAGATAATATTTTGAGCCAATCATTATTTAATGTGCTTAGTTGTTGTATGTCAAAAGTTCTAGAATTACCTGTTTGGTCCAAATAAAAGTAACCGTTTGCAGCTCCTGAACCTTCAAAGTTTACTGTATTACTATCTCCATCAACATCAACATAACTAGTAGCACCGTCATAATTAATATCGAAATCAAAAACGTTTTGGTCTCCGTTTATAATCCAATCTAAATCAGTATTACTAGCCATAGCTGTAGTAGCTAAGTCTAAGGTAAATTCATTACTGCTTCCTGTTACGTCAACATTAACATCAGAACCATCTGCTCCATAAGTATTAGTAGGGTCTACTTGTATGGTAAACTCATTACTGTTACCATCAAAGTTAAAATACCCTGTAAAATTATCAGCTAAGATGTCTCCTAAAAATGAATTAGACCCACCAATTTGATTTATGTCTAGTGTTAGATTGTCTCCATCTAAATCTAGAGGTGTTAAAGTTCCTGCAACAGAATCTAAACCCCCTATAATGTTGGCATCTCCTCCTAGTTGTTCTAAATCAATATTAGCTGAGTCTCCTGATTGGTCAATATATATTTCATTATCAGCCCCTAATGTCAATGATGCACTCAACATCAGCACAAGGGTCATTAATTTCAAGTTCTTCATATTCCCAATAGCTCCTCTCTATTCCTATTTTTATTATATTTAGTACACCCTGCTCTATTGCTTTTTGTAAAGCTATAGCTACAGATTCATTCTCAGCAACTCCCCCTTCTATTTCAACCAGTTCAGTACCAGCCTCAATAAAACGAAAAACGTCTTGAGAAATACTCGTAGATAAAATACTCTTTGAAACCGAAGTTTCTACAAGCACTTCACCTGTAGAGACTGACACCAATCGTAGTGATATTATAATAGTGTCCTCTCTATACTGTGTGCTATTACCTATTCCTAAGTATCTAGCTCCCAGTCCTCCAGACCGTGTGTTAGCTTCATACGAAATTACACCACCCTGGAATAGTAGCCCTGCAAAAAGCAAAGGCTGCATCTTTGTATCATTTTCAAATTCTTTACGAGTTGTTCTAATTAGCTGTCTTTCTTTTGTTAGGTCATCTAATCCTACTCTTTCTACAACTCTAAAAAATTCTCCGTTAGCTACGTGTTTTAAAGTTCTAATTAATATTGCTTCAGGTGCTTGTGTTATAGCTGTACTAAATAAAGCAAATGAACTATTACTTCTTCTTTGACCAGTTAAGTCTTTAAAACTATTTGGGTAAACAGCTACAACTGCTTGTTGTACAGCAGGTGGTAAAGTTTTTAGTTCGTCTAATTGTATTTCTAATGTTGAAGAAGGATTTATTTTTTGAGTTATAAATAAATCTTCATTCTTTGCTATTACTGCACAACCACTAAAAACTAAAATCGCCAATAGGCAACTGAATAGTCGTAATATTTCCATCGCTGTCCGTAACCGTCAATGTTATAATTCCATCTTCAATACTATATTCAATAGTATTACCCTCTAATTCTAGTATTCCACTTGTACTTGGGTTTTCACCAAATAAATTTTCTACAAGCTGTCTAGATAATTGTGCGTATATTCTAGATTCTAAGTTTCTTATAAACCTAGCAAGTGTGGTGTTTTCTTTATCTCTTTCTATTTGTTCTTGGATAGCTTTTAATTCTTCTTTTATAGACATCTTTCTACTAAACTCTTGATTTTCAATAGTTAAGTAATGTGATGAAGTTCCTATACCACTAAATGAAGGGTTCTTAAATTTATGAACCATTTCATCACCGTGTATATTGTTTACAGCTAATATAGAAAACAAAAATATAACTATTAATGTTCCTACTTCAATCTTTTCTTTGGTCTTTTTTCCCATCTGCCCTCGCTAATCTATCGACATCTATAGATACTCCCATTGCTGTTCGTACCATAGAGTCTATTCTTATCATATCGTTATCCATTTGTCTTACTCTGTCTATTAATGCAACTATCATTCCATGTTGAGTATCTAGTTTTTTATGTACATCTGCTATTAAATGATTAAATAATTTCCATACCATCCATCCAGCAGCGACTGCAAAAGCAGCAGGTATGCCTACAGTCTCTAATAAATCCATCCATTGATTGCTGTTCATTATCTACCCTTTGCTAAACTACCACCAAAATACATGCCTATAATAGCTGATACTAAGTTTGTATCTAATTGTGTAATAACAAGACCTTCAAATGAAATCCAATCAAATATTTCTCTACCCTCTGTAAAAAACATAAAGCCTGGTTTCCATTGTGTATATCCTACTGTTACTAATACATCTGGATAATACACAGCAACTAGTTTAGGAAATACAACAATAGCAAATACAGAACTTAAAGCTATAATTCTTCTAGTCCAGGCAAATCCTTTATCTTTTAAACCAGCATCAATAGATTGTTTTCTAGCCTTCATATCAAACTCGCCACGAGTTATAAGAAGTTTTTGTGCTTCTGCTTTAGCCTTACGGCTTTCAGCCCATATACTCATTACCCCACCTAATACAGTAGAGGCTAACATAGTTATTATTTCAAACGGAAATCCCATTAGTTTGTTATTACCTTCTCAGCTAAATTTCTAGCTATTTGTGATGCTTCTTCTTTATCTGTAATCCAATCAGTTGTAGAATATATTGAATCATCCATGCTTATTTTAGAACTTTCATATGCTCTTAATAGCAGTTCATTAGTCAATCTTTCATCCCATTTACCAGCTTCCAATCTAGCCATACCTCTGAATATAGCTATAGATTGTTCTGGATTGTTTTCAAAATCTATAACAGTATCTACATTTACATTACCACCTACTTGATTTGCAAAGTTTGCAACATTGTTAGCATATGTGTCAGTATCTGTTCTTGAAAATTTTTGTCCAATTTCACCTAAAGTTAATCCATTATAATTTTTTCTTAAGTTATGAAAATTTGCTCTTGCACCTAATTCAATATCTTTAAATTGAGCAAAAGATTCTAATTGATAAGTTTTACCGTCATCTCTTAAACCACCTAAATTATTAGAGTCCATTCCTATAACTCCATGATATTTTGCTACACCATCGTAACTATTAAATGTACCTTCTTTTGGGTCTACAGCTCCTAATGCCATATTTAAAGGATTGTTATTTCTAAAAGCTCTGGGTTCTGTAACTTGTCCTCCTTGAGCATACATATATCTGCCAAGGTCTTTCATGTCAGAACGAATTACTCCACCTGTTTGATAGCCTCTTCTATCTTTACCTGGTCCTATTTTACCTTTTGGTGGATTTTTAAAATAAAGCTCTAGTAAGTCGTCAGCTTCTTCTCCTATTGATTCATCTATTTCTCTCCCAAATTCTTCTATTGGGTCAAAAGGGTCAACTCCTGTATAACGTTCTACAACATTTCTTGTTCCAATCAAAGGAGTTTTTCTAGTAAGGTTTTCAAAAAATCCTCTACCATATACTCCTGACCCTATAAGGTCTCCCATTACTGGACCACCTAAAGTAAGAGTAGCCATAAATGGATTATTATATTCTAAAGCATCTACATATCTTAATGCATATTCTGCTGGCCCTAATAAACCTACTCTTTGAAATGCTCTAAGATTTTCTTCTGCACTTTTACCTACAAATATATCAAAAGCTTTACCAGCTAAACTATCATCGTCTAATTCTCTAGCATATCTATCATACTCTTCTTGTCTTTCGTCACTAGCTCTCCAATAGTTTGTTCCTCTAGCAATAGCTGTTGAGCCTGCTACAAAAGCTGCAAACCTTGGAGCAGATATTGTAGGATTGTTTAACGTATCTCTAGCAAAGTTTTTTAAAACAGTATTACTAAAAACTGTAGGGTATCTTAAAAACTGTGTAAATATATCCCACTTAGGATTTGTCATAAATCTTGGAACTTTAGAAAATTCTCTAGATGTAGGAAGAATTACACTTCTAGAAAATCTACCACCAGCCATAGACATTTCTTTTCGCCAAAAGTTTGTGTTTCTATTTGCTCCTGAGTTTAACCACTTTAAACCTTTTTCAACATCAATACCTAAGTCATATATCTGTTCTTTTAAAAAGTTAGTTCTTTTATATAAATTACCTTTACCAGTCCAAACTCCGTCAAAACCTTCTAATTTTTTTATAATATCTTTATCTTTACCTGTAGTTGATTTAACAAAAGTATCAACATCATCAAATATTTTTACACCAGCTTTTTGTAATATAGATAACTGAATTAAAGATTCTTCAACTATATCTCTACCTGTGTTAAAAGCTGCTAGTTCTATAGTTTTTGTCCAAGGTAAAAGAAAATTAGCTTTATAAAACCCTCTGGCTAAAGCATTCATTTTTTTATTTTGTAACACTTCTCCAGTCAACCTATTAAGACGGTCAGACTGAACATCATCAACAGCAATAAAAACTTTATTAGCATCTCTATTTGCTTCTATTTTAGATAAGCCTCTTCTTTCTATTAATAAACTTTTTAAATCTGAGCCTAAAAATTTGTGGCCGTTCTCCATTTGATATATGAAATTTTTTATAGAGTTTTTACCACTTGTTCTGGTCGCAGCAATTAATCCTTCTGAAAGTGAAGAAACAGTTGCTAAAGGCAGGTAAGCCATAGCATTAGCAAGCTTAATCCCATCATATGCTCCTTGTATAATTTGATTTTCAAAAAAAGTTACTGCTCCTGATACAGACTCAAAACTACTTATCATTTGTTTTTTATCTCTAGCTGTAAGTCTTCTACCAAATTTTTCCATTAACTCTTTTTCCATTGGTTTAATCCAAGCATCTATAAATTTACTTTGATTAGATGCTTTCATGTCTGCAAAAGTTAAAACTTCTTCTCCTTCTACAGTTGTTCCTTTTTGAACTCTTTTTTGTTTAGTCTTATATTTAATATTTAAACCTTGACCAATACCTTTTGTACCACCTAAAAAAGTTTGTCTAACTTGTATAGCATTAGCAGCATTTAAACCATAAGTAGCTAAATTTTCTATTAAGTCATTACTTAAAAAATCTTCGTATAAATTATCATCTAAATTTTGAAATTTTCTACCGTGTGTTAATAAGTTACTGTGACTAGCATATAAACTATTATTAAGATTTAACATGTCATCAACAATGTTAGCCGTTGCCACTTCATCTAATTCTAAATCTTTAGATAATTGTTTTACAAATTGACCGTCCCCACCGTTTTCTTTTAAACTACTTCTTATTTTTTCTCTGTCCCAACTTCTAGGAAAATAATTCTTAATAGCTATATCTCCAAAGCCTGCTTTTTTAGCATCTCCAGCTATATCATCTAACCATTTTCTCAATCCTTTTGCTGCAGCTTTTACTTCATCACTCTGACCTCTAAGAGCTGACTTCTTACCTCTTAAAAATCTAACAATAGCTTGCTCTTGTGCTTCTAACATTACTCCATCAGGAGCTAGGTCTTCCAATATAGCCCACAAACCTTTTCGTTGACCTTCATATTCAAACATGTATTGTCCTCTTCTAGCATTTAGCTGTTCAGGAAAACTCCAGTCTATAGCTTTATTACTTCTTTTACCTATTCCTAGTTGAGAATCATGGTCTAATATTCCTCTCCATATTTTTGCTGACTCTAATCCCATGTCATCATAAACTTTCATTTTACGAGCATTTCCTAGTAGTGGAGCAGTTACTATTCTGTCAATAAATTTGTGAAATTTTAATCTAAAATTACCTAAAGGACCTGAAAAGTTTTTAGGTTTATTATTAAGTTGTAAAACAGGATTTGTAAAGTTAGACCATTTTTGACCATATCTACCAAAAACTCCACCAAATAATGTACCTAAAGCTGCTGAGCCTACAAGTTCTTTAGCTGAAAAAGCTTGCCTCATCTCTGTATTTATTTTTAAATTTTGATTGGCATAATTATGTAAACCCATCCAACCACCTACTTCTGCTGCACCTATTCCTGTAGCAAGTCTAGTAGCTGCTCTAGCTCCTTGTTCTAACGTGCCGTCAGCAATAGATTTTGTAAGCTGTGCATTTGTAAGTTTTTTTGCATTAGCACTACCTAACATTCTTAAACCATATAAAGCAGTTCCTTTGGCAGCAGTATTTGCAGCTAATGAACCTCCAAAAGTAAAAGGGGTAGTTAAGACAGCAAGTAAAAGAGTAGGGTCAGTTACCATATCAATAGCACCATCTTTAATTAATTCAAGCCATTGACTTGTACTTCCTATATCAGCTCCTTCAAACTTAGTTCTTAGATAAGCATAATCTAATTTCTGTTGTTCAGTAAAATGTTTAGACTTTGAAGCTCTATATAAACCTTGAGCAAGATTAAATTGTTCGTCTCTTAAATATTCAAATATATCGTCATCTTGTCCAATAGAACCTAAAAATCTTTCAGCTCTCATTGTGAACTCAGGGTCATTTTCTAAATCATTTAGGTCGTATTTTTCATAACCTTCAGCTAGACCTATTCCTTGAGTAAATCCTGGATTGATAAAATTTGTTTTATAATTATATCTTGACATATTACATTTGAGCTAATAATACTTTTACATACTCTTTAGCATATTTTACTTCATCTTCAGGTGATACATATGCATCTGAATTTTTATTAGTGGTATTATAATAAGTCTTAGAGCCAGATGTTATACCTGCTTGTTTTCTTACAAACATCTTAAAGTTACTGTTAGATATTACAGGATAAGGAAGTCTTTCTCCAGATTCTAAGTTTTCTAAAGCATCTAATATTTTTTCAACTTGGTCTACTTGACCAGAAAAGCTCCATGAAGTCCATAAGTCTTTCCAAAAATCACCTGATATTGATTTTTGTTTTCCGTCTAATATATTTCTCATTGCGTCCACATTAAAGTCATCAACACTAGCATTAGGAACTGTTTCTGGTGCTTCTTCTTCTTCAGGTACT